CGCGAGCCGGGAACCCCGGCAGTCGCAAGCCCGGAACGGGGGGCAAGATATTGGCGGAGGAAGCGAAGAAGAATTGGCCGACTGCGACAACCAACGATGCGACAGGGAGCAAATATCAGTACAGCCAGGGCGATCACAACAAAAAGGTGATGAAATTATGCGGAGCAGTAGAGATACACGCTGGCCCGCCCGTCCAGGAGAAGAGCAGTACGAGTGGGAAGAACCTAGGGTCGTGGCCGACAGCTCGGTCAAGCGATGCGGAGGGCGGAAGAATAAAGACGGAGAAAACGGAGAAGGGCTTTCGGAGCAAGAGGGAGAAGAGCGATCAATACTTCGGAGCGAAACTAAGGGATGCTGCGGAAATGAAGAAACCACCCTCAATGAAGCTCAATCCGAATTGGGTGGAGCAGTTGCAAGGCCTCGAAGTGGGGTTGACGCAACTGCCAACCGCGTGGACCGACTCCGCCTCCTCGGAAACGGCGTTGTCCCCCAAACCGCAGAACTAGCGTGGCGTACACTTTGGAAACAGATAGATGAACAATTTTAAGAGTTACTCATTGGTGGGCGGTATTACCGCACCAGGCAACGGAAACCATATGGGACACCTCGGCGACACTCGGTCGGGTGAGTAGCTCTGTTTTTATGATGCAAAACGATGATACATTCGAGGTATCTGATTGGGATCACTTCTTTGCTAATTGGCCAACCGTTAGGGAGGTTAATGATGGATGGCATCAGTTTTGGGGTAACACCCAACTTCTTAGGACTTATCGGGATTCTAGTGGTAAGAACCTCAAGGATAAGCATGGGAATATTTTAATTACTCGTTCCACAACTGCTAGGCAGATGCCAATAGGTAACACGGTTTCCGACTTTATGAATTATGCAAGACCCAAGAGATCAGATAATACACGAGACTAAGGTCTTACTTCATCGATGGGACGCGGAGTGCGACCTAAACGAGATAGAAATAGCAAAGTCGGTAATGCTTGGCATCAACGATTGGTTGGAGCGCCAAGTGGCTGAGTTTGATTTTGAGATCGAGTTTGAACTAGAGGAGGAGGAGGAAGAATGAATATATACAAGTCCACAGGTAAATCTATGGAGAGTTGGCCACAATGGGTCAGTCGTTTAATCAAGGTTAACCAGGAGCTTCGCGAAGAGATCGCAGATTTAAAAGCGGAGATTGAGAAACTCAAGGATGACAAGTGAGCCAGCGAGTACCACCGGGCTGGAATCCGATCTTTTGGAAAAAGTACGGAAGAGCGATTCCCGAATCAGTACAAGAATTACCACAGTGCGACTTGAGAAAGTTGGGTCCCCCATGCTCGAAATTATCCCAAGAGGCATTGGAACGGATCAAGAGGGATGGGCAATTGGTAAAGAAGAAATCCCGTGCCAAACGCTCGAAGACGCGATCATTATAGGAATGGAAATACAAGCGAGGGGATAAGTATTTATGGAAGAATTAATAAGTAAAGTTGAACAGTGGCATATAGATCGGAATCTCATTAAGGGTTCCACAGATAAGTCACAGGTATTGAAATTAATGCAAGAACTTGGCGAGCTGAGTGACTCTGTTTGTAAGGATGAATGTATGCTTGATGATATTGGGGATATATTGGTCATATTGATTAATATATGTACCCGAAATAATGTCACACTAGAGGACTGTTTGCTTACCGCATACCGGGATATCAAGGACAGAAAAGGCAAGATGGTTGATGGTGTGTTCGTAAAAGATGGTAATTAATCTCCAGCCCGATGAGGTACAGGTCTGCCAAATGGTTGGGCGGATGCGTAGTCTCATTGCCCGTGGTAACGGGGTGCGTGATGCGAAGATGGGAAACCACGATGGTGCGGAAGCGGATGTGATGGGAATGATGGCAGAGTATGGATTTGCCAAGCAGATGAATACATTTCCTGACCTTGGACTTACACCAAGGAGCGGGTCTGCGGATGGGGTGATGGCGAGTGGGAAGCGTTATGATGTCAAAGCGTCCAAGCACAAGGGTGCGAGGTTGCTTAGTACGCTCAAGGTAAACCCCGATGTGGATGTATATGTACTTTGCGTGGTGGATGGGAACTCCTTGGACTTCAAGGGATGGGCATGGAAGAAGGATTTAATCAAGGAGGAAAACAAGAAAGACCTTGGTTATGGCGTGGGCTATGCGTTGGACCAGGATAAGTTAAGGAGGTTCAATGCCTAAGTTCACCTACGCAGATGAGATAGACGCAAACTTCGGTATTCCGTGGACAGATGATCTGCGGTTTAACAAGGGAGAGTTAGAGTGTGCATTATCCAATGAGGAGGTTGATGCGTTACCACAAGATCGCGCAGAGATGCTTAGTCGTTTACTAATCGACCAGCCTAATAGTGAGATTGAAGACCCGATACAATGGGGTTGGACATTACCTGGTTGGCGTAGGGTGATGGATAATTGGAAGGATACGAAGATTCATGTCTGCCTCGGCGGAAATCGTTCAAGCAAAACCATGTTCGCGTCTCGTATGCTAGTACACTTAGCACAGTCTATCCCCGAAGCTGAGATTCGTTCAATGCATGTTACTGAGGAGCGTTCGATCTCTGATGCACAGAAGTATATTTGGCAGAATTTACCAGCCCGATACAAGCGTGCAAAGAAGAAGAGTGAGAACCATAGCTTGCAATACAATCAGAAGAATGGATTTAACTCTGCCAAGGCAATCCTCCCACCAACCGCTCCGGGTGCAGAGCGTGGAAGTACGATATATTTCAATAATTATAGGCAGTATATGGCAGACCCGCAGATATTCGAGGGTTGGTCTGCTCATGCAATTCATCTTGATGAAGAAGTTCCCGAAAATATCTTCAATACATTGCTCGGAAGAACGGTGGATTACCACGGAAGATTAATCCTTACCTTTACGACCCTTCAAGGCTGGACACCATTGATCAATAGTTTACTCAAGGGTGCAGAGACGGTTAGTACGAGGTACTCAAAGTTACTAGATCGCGAAGTCCCAACCGAACAGATTTGTGCGAATTGGCCAAACTGTAGGATTTATTATTTTCATACAGATCAGTCTCCTTTTATAGATGGACAGGAGTTGATTCGCACATACTCCAAGCAACCATTAGAGGTGAAGTTGGCCCGTCTCTATGGCATACCGTCCAAGGCAATGGAGGGGCGTTTTCCGAAGTTCAATCGCGAGACGAACATTGTCCCACATGAGAAGATCCCCTTCATTGCCGATCCTTCTTTGGCTTGCACCCGTTATTTCGTATGCGACCCTGGTGGGAGTAAGCCGTGGGTGGCGATATGGGCGGGTGTAATGCCGGACGGACGAGTATACATATATCGCGAGTTCCCCGACAGCACGATGGGTCAATGGGCATTACCTCATACTAATGCATTGGGTAAGAGTGTGGGTAAGCCTGGACCCGCCCAGCGTCCACTTGGTTGGGGTTATGATCAATACAAGAACCACTTCGAGGACTTGGAGGATGGTGAGGATATATTTGAGCGTATTGTCGATCCACGAATGGGAGCCGCCACGGTGCGAACCAAGGAGGGTGAGAGTAACATTATTAACCAAATGGCTAACCTCGATTTTGTATTCCGTCCAGCACCAGGTGTGGATATCGAAGCTGGTATTGCTAAGATAAATGATGCCTTAGCGTGGGATGATACCGAGCCTATGACTATAGGTAATCGCCCAAAGCTCTATGTATCAGATAGATGTGACAACACTATTACCTCGTTACTTGAATATAGTGGGCAATCCCGTACTGAACACTTCAAGGATCAGATCGATTGTATTCGGTACTTGTTGATTAGTGGTGCAGATCACATAACAAATTCGAGCCTCCAATGCACCGGAGGTGGTGGGTATTAGATTGACTAGTCAAGGACAAAAGACTACATTTTACTACGCATGCACAATTCCTCAGACCCCGAACTTTTGTTCGTTTCCAAGGAACCCGACATAAATTATCTGCGGGATACTTACCGCGAGACACAGTCGAATCTTGGTGAATGGATAGATCGTAGACAACGCGACTACGATGTCCGTAATTGTATTTGGGCTGGAAAGTCTAATGATTTTAAGAAGCATTCCGCTGATAGTCAGACAGGCGAGGTATTCCCTTGGGATGGTGCATCTGATCAAGAGATTCGATTAGTTGATAACCAGGTAAATAAGTGTGTGGCAATGTCGTTAAACGCGATTCGTCAAGCCCACCTAGTTGCAACTCCTGTAGAGTCTAATGATATCGCACGGGCAAATGTTATTTCTATGTTTGTTCGCTGGTTGGTTAACACCAAGATGGACGATTTTTATGAGCAAGTAGAACTCGGACTCAATCACTTCTTTGAAAAAGGAATGATGGTCCATTATGTGTACTACGAGCAACAAGACCTAAAGCAACAGCAGTCCATTAAACTAGATGAGATTGCTATGGCTCTTCCACAAATTGCAGAAGCTATTGGCGATGGCAGTATGGATGAAGAGTTATCTGCGGCTATGTCCGAGCAGTTCGATGTCTCAAAAACAAAGGCACGAGCAATGCTAAAAGAGTTGCGCAAGGAGGGAGAAACCACAGTCCCTGTCCTCCGTAAGGTGGTAAGTCGCCCACGCATCAAGGCACTTGCACCTGACGAGGATGTTTTTTGGCCGAACTATACCATCGATCCACAAGAAGCTCCCTATGTATTCCATGTGTTAAACATGACACCGGAGCAACTTCGATCAAAGATACACAACGAAGGTTGGGATGAAGAGTTTGTGGAGAAAGCAATCGAGTCTGCGAATGTAGGTGAGAACGATGTGTATACCCATAATCTTAGCTTACAGGACGAGGTACTTCGTGATGATGACGAAACTATTCGTATCGTATATTGCTACCAGCGTTTACTCGATGAAGACGATGTGCCTGGTATTTACTGTACTGTATTTTGTAACGAAGTAGCCGACCTCTATGCCAAGCATACCCTTATGGATTATGGTCATGGGGGATATCCTTTTATTGTAAGTACTTACGAAAAAACATCCAAACGGTTGTACTCTTCTCGATCAATTCCCGAAGTTGGCGAACCATTCCAACAGGTGATTAAGGTGGAGTACGATGCAAGTATTGATCGTCAAAGTTTAAGCACAGTCCCACCAATAGAACATCCTTTGGGGCGCGCCCCATCAAAGTGGGGGCCGGGGGTTCGTATTCCTTATCGTACTCCTGGAGAGATTCGTTTTGCGGATACCCCACGCTACGATGCTGGCTCCGTGGAAGTTCGTAGATTAGTACAGGAAATGTTTGATCGCTACATGGGTAACAACGCACCTGGTGTGGACCCTGTTGAGGGGCAAATCAAGCAACAACATTTCATTAATAAAGTACTTCACCATATGAAGTATGTAATGAATCAAGTCTATAGCCTGTACCAACAGTATGGACCAAATGAAGAATACTTTCGCGTTACAGGTGTACAGGATATGCAGAAGTACGCAAAGGGTAGGGCGGGTGAACGATTTGATTTTTATATGCAGTACGATGTGGCCACACAAGACCCTGAGCAAATGCTCGAACGGGTAAAGACGATTGGTCAAATCTCATCAACAATGGATAAGAATGGCGTGGTTGATACCGAACAACTCTTAGCCCTTGCAATCGCACAGATTATGCCCGGAGCGGCCGAGAAGATAGTCTTACCCAAGGAGACTGCCACACAGAAAGCAATTGAGGAAGAGCGTCAAACTATAGCTGAACTAGCGGCGGGTGTACCACCAAATGTGCGTGAGAACGATGCACACGAAATGAAGCTACAAGTATTCCAATCATGGTTACAACAGCCCGACATCCAACAAAAAGCCCAACAAGACCCGGCACTACAAGAGCGTATTAAGACATATATGCAACAGCGCCAAATGCAGATTCAGCAAAAGCAGAACGCAACGATTGGAAGGCTCGGAGCTGCACCCACACAATTTGGTCAAACATCTAGTGCCGCATGAGCATAACTTATCGTGGAGAAAGATTCTCAGGATATAATAAACCTAAACGAACTCCTGGTAAGTCTAAAAAGTTTGCCGTACTCGCTAAGGAGAAAGATACGATTCGTCTTGTACGCTTTGGAGATCCAAACATGTCCATCAAAAAGAATATACCCGCACGGCGTAAATCCTTCCGAGCGCGACATAAGTGCGATGAAAAGAAGTCTAAATTAAAACCCGGTTTTTGGTCCTGTAAGAAATGGTAATATGAGTTTATATAAAAACATACACGCAAAGCGTAAGCGGATTAAAGGTGGGAGTAAGGAACGCATGAGGAAGCCAAATACAAAAGGCGCACCAACAGCCAAGGCATTTAAGAAAGCCGCAAAGACAGCACGCAAGAAAAAGTGAGACGGAAAAAATACCACCAAGTAAATGCTCAAGAAGCAATTAACGCACTTACCTTCCTCAAGAAAGAACCACACTTTAAAAAGTATATCGAGGTACGCGAAGCAATGCGGGAGGAAACCATCCGCGAGCTACAGAATCGCAAGAATATTGAGAACCAAAATTTACACTTTCACTTCACAGGAAAACTCGAAGCAATCGATGAAGAGTTAGACAATTTCTATAACTTGTAATTGTTCATAGTATTCAAGCCCCTACGGTTATGGGTTAGCCGTGGGGGCTTTTTGTTGCCATTTGCTCTACAAGAAGCTATATTTTGCTACACTAGGCTACTAGCCTTGTTGACTTATGGAAATAGCAACCAAAGAGGTTATCTCGGAATCCTC